TGATTTTTGATAACGCAAACAGGATCGTGAAGCTCCTGACCTTCTCCGGTGAGGATTCCGGCGTGCTGTTCTGCTACAAGAAAAATATGAAATCCATCCAGCGTGTTATTGATACGACCAGCCTGATTACAAGGCTTTATGCCTACGGCAAGGACGGCATGACCTTTGCTTCAATCAATGGTGGCAACGAGTATGTGCAGGACACAACCTATACCTCCGAGATACGAATAGCTACGCTGGACTGCTCGAACTTCACCAATCCGTATCAGATGCTGGAGTATGCCAATATGCGTCTGGCGGACTACGCCTCTCCGCGTATCTCCTATGTGCTAAAGGCCGTAGATCTGTCAGTGCTGACCGGCTACGAGCATGAAACTTGGGAGCTTGGCGATACGGTTATGGTGAAGGATGACGACCTGAACCTGTCCGTAAAGACCAGAATTGTTCGCAGGGAATACAACCTGCAGGAGCCTTGGAACACCGTGCTGGAGCTTTCTACCACCCTCCGGGAGCTGGGTGATTCCTCCTCACGCTGGGACAGTGCAGCCGATACGCTGGAGTCAACCGACCTCATCGACAGTCAGGAAATGAAGGATCTGGTGCCTTTTAACCACCTGCGCAATTCCAGAGCAGACTCCGGCCTGACCTACTGGCAGAATTCCGGTTTCAGCGTGGATGCAGACAATGGCGTATCCGGCATGGCCTCCTTCAAATGCGAAGGCGCTCTGAATACCACAAAGAGCCTATCGCAGACCATAACGCCCGCCAACCGGCAGTGCTATACCTTCTCGGCGCAGATTGCTTCCGAGAATCTTGTAAAAGGCAGCAGCGGTCAAGTGGGCATTGAGGTGACCTTCGAATACGAGGACGGCACAACGGAAACACGATTTATTGACTTGATCTGAGGGAGGGATTGTTATGGCTTCATTTACACACGTAGCGCAGGACGTCTCTCCTCAGTATGGTCGCGTAACGAAGATCACCATCCGGGTATGCGTGACCGACTGCACCGGCACTGTCTATATCACAGATATGCTCCTGCAGGGCGGCTCCATCGCAACCGGCTGGGTAGGTCATGTATCAGAAATTCAATGGACGGAGGACGGATAAATGCCGGAATTTACACGCTTTACAGAGACAATTACAAAGAAGCAGGATAAGCGCGTCGTAAACATCTTAGTAAAGCCCACCGTTATTGACTGCACCGGCACCGTCTGGTTTACCGACCTCATGCTGCAGGAAGGAGATAAGCTAACAGGCTTTGTCATCAACACCGAGACACTTCTGGAAAAATACGACGGCGATGATGCGATATCTGGCAAGAGGTTTTATAACGGTATCGTCCGCTCCGCTGCTACCTGCGTCATCTTCAATCTCGGTACCACTGCTGCCGGTCTTGACTACAAGGTCTATCCGATTCAGGCGATGGCTGCCGGGTGTATATCGCTTGCGCTGGGTGAAGGTGCTCATAAGGCAACCTTCAAATCTGTAGCAGCTGCCGGTGATGAGTTTGACCTTTTCGCTTCGACGAGGGAGTGCCTGAAAAACGGATCGGCGACCAACAAGGACGGCTTTTTCCAATACTCCGCTGCCGGTGACAGCAAGCACCCGATCACGGTCGAAGATAAAAAGTCGGCTCGAATCTATGTGGAATTTCAGGAAATGCAGGACGGAGGTGATGCTCTTTGAGCTATGATTATTTGAAAGGCAGAAAGTGCATGGTCTGGACATTCATGGGCAATTCCAGAATGTATCAGGCGCTTGCCACATATGGAGACCGCCTCTCGCAGGTAGGTCTCTTTTCTTTTAAGGTATCACGCACCGGTGTCATCACGGAAAGCGGCGTGGCCATTTCCAATATGCTGACTTACATCAACCGATGGCCGCATATCAAATGGCTGCTAACGATATCCAACGATGGAACGAACAGTATCTTTGCCGCTCTCCGGGATAATACGGACGGTGCTCAGGATACCTTTCTTTCAGAGATTGTCCGCATCATGGAAAAATATCCGTGGTGCGACGGCATTGACATCGACCTTGAAAAAGGCGACGGATATTCCACGCACGCTGCCTCCACGGCGATGTTTCGGAATATCTATAACACGGTAAAAGGCTATGACAGCAGCAAGCTCATGAACATCTGCCTGCCGGGTATGAACGCTATCAATGGCTCGGTCGGCGGCGAGAACTGGTGCGTTTACGGCGACCTTGACGCTTACTGCGATACGGCGGCCATCATGAGCTATGGTATGGCATGGGCGGGCTCTGCTCCCGGCGCTGTCTCTCCAAGGGACTGGCTTGAGGGTATTTACGACTATGCGGTCACAGTCATGAATCCGGAGAAGATATTCTTCGGCCTTCCTGCTTACGGCTGGAACTGGCAGATTTATGATCTCCCCGCAAACCTCGGTAAAACCTATCGCGGCACATCAAATACCTACTACGCGGCAAAGAACTGGATGACAGGACAGTATAACTTCACGGATGATGCCCCACCGCAGCCCTTCATCCCGATCCTCGCATACTGGGATGATTACGATATGGTGCCTTGGGCACTGCCGCAGGTCTACGACTTCATGGAAGGCCGGGATGCCACAAGCTACGAATATCCGCTGATGAATGGAACCTATAACAGGCGGCACTACCTGACAGCCTACAGCAAGGAGCAGCACACAGAGTTCGGCACCATCTATGTGGACGCGGATGGAACGACAAGCTCCTACTCCGGCATCGTATCCTTTGAAAACGGTGTGGCTACTCTCGGTGACGCTGGCACAGCCACCTATACCTTTTCCGTTTCAAGCGCCGGAACCTATGACATCGCCATCCGGCTCTGCTATCCCTTCTGGGATAAAAACGGCATCTATGTTTCGATTGATGGTAATAGGACACACTTTACGGAAAGCAGGCTCTGGTGGCCATATTGGAGGAGCACCTTCTGGACGACGCTCGCCAGCAACATTTCGCTATCTGTCGGAACGCATACTATCGTGATATCCGTAGATGTAAAAGGCGTACAGTTTTACGGCTACCGTGTTTGCAGCAGCTTTTCGGAGGCTCCTTCTGCGGGCAGCGCGACCTTTACACTCTCTCCGCGCCACTTTATTGACGTGGACGGCAACGAGTGTCAGCCGGACAGAGCTTTCAAGCTCACCTGTGAAATGCTGAGGCGAAAACCGGACTCCGCCCTCATCTGGTATGAGGACTTCCGTGACTATGGCGTGCTGCAAACAAACTATTACACGACGCTTTCAGGATCATGGACGGTATGGCGTGAGGATGAATATTCTGAAAGCCGCGTTTACTCACAGCTTGACGGCTCCGGGAAGCTCGCATGGCGATACGACGGTTTTTCCGATATTCACCTGCGGGCAAGGCTGGCTTTCCCTGCAACAGGAAGTGGTAAGGCCGGAGTATTCTGCGGCGACCTGTTTTGCTGCCTCAATTACAACACGCAGGCCGTGGAGCTCTACAACGGCAGCACACTCCTTGGCAGCTACAGCCAGACTATAGAGCGGACAGCAAATGCCGACCTTCGTACTAATCCATCCATGTACACGGTCGAGATGCGTATCCGTGGAAACAAGGTGCGCATCTATTCCGGCTCGTCCTATACGCTGCGCTTCACGGCTACGGTCAGCGGCTTTTCCGGAGGCTATGCGGGATACCGGTCAGATAACCGGACGGTCTGCGAGCTTTTACGCCTTGGCGATGCATGGACTTACGAGCCCTACGAGCGTTTTGATGTTACCTTCCCGGACGGAACCGTTACACAGTACGGCAGGATCAGCCGGTCGAATGCTACGTGGGACACTGAATTTCAGGTGTTTACGCTGACCTCAGATATTGAGGAGGACGCAACACGCAGCGAGAGCATTTCGCTGGATTATGAGTTCTACCACTCCCACGAGCTTGCCCTGACCTGCGGAAACGATTATACGGTGACCATCACACCAAAGGACATCGATATCTGGATAGCAAGGCTCTTTCTCGGAGACGCTGACGGCTTTTCCATCCTCTACTATCAGGACGTGGATTCGCTCATTTACTGGGCAAATGAAGCGGCCTACCGCTGGGGAGTGAGAGGCTTTGCCATGTGGTCGCTGGGACAGGAGGATATGCGGCTCTGGGAGGCGCTGCCAAAACAGATATAACTTCATACACGGATACAGTTCACGAGGCTGTCTGCAAAATGCAGGCGGCTTTTATTTTGCACAAAGGAGGGATTTTCTCATGAAAGAATTCTGGAACACGATCCAACTGGTATTTGCCGCTGTCGGAGGGTGGCTTGGCTATTTCCTCGGCGGCTGCGACGGGCTATTGATCGCGCTGGTGATCTTTGTGACCTGCGACTACCTGACCGGCATCATGTGTGCCATCGCCGACAAAAAGCTCTCAAGCGAGGTCGGTTTTAAGGGAATCTGCCGCAAGGTGCTGATCTTCCTGCTGGTGGGCATTGGAAACGTCATTGATGTTCAGGTGCTCGGTCATCCGGGAGTGCTTCGCACGGCCATCATCTTTTTCTACCTGTCCAATGAAGGCCTGTCCCTGACAGAGAACGCAGCACATCTCGGCCTGCCGGTACCGGAGAAATTGAAGGAGGTCTTGGAGCAGCTCCACGACCGTCACGATGAGGAGGAAAAATAGCATGACGAAAAAAGGAATCGACGTCAGTCATTGGCAGGGAACCATTGACTGGAATAAAGTCAAAAAAGCCGGTATCGAGTTTGCCATCATCAAGGCTGGCGGCTCCGATGCCGGTTTTTATACGGACAGCAAATGGGAAGCAAATTACAAAGGTGCGAAGGCTGCCGGTATCCCAATCGGCGCTTATTACTTTGTCGGAAAGGACTGCGTGACTGCTGCCGCCGGAAAAGCGGATGCGGAGCGCTTCCTGCAAATCCTGAAGGGTAAGCAGCTGGAATACCCGGTCTATATGGATAACGAAGCGCAGCCTGCCTCTGCCAAGGCCGGTATCACTGAGGCCACCATTGCTTTCTGTGAAACGATGGAAGATGCGGGATACTTCGTCGGCATTTATGGCTCCGCTGTTTCCGGCTTCAAAGAACGCATGGACGACTCCAAGCTCACGCCCTACGCTCACTGGGTAGCACAGTATGCCAGCAAATGTTCTTATAAGGGCGACTACGGCATCTGGCAGTATTCTTCTAAGGGCTCTGTTGACGGCATCAGTGGTAATGTGGATATGGATTACGCCTATGTGGACTATCCTGCCATCATCCAAAGCGGCGACTTCAACGGTTATACAAAGGCAGCGTCTGATGACAGCAAGCCTGCCACTCCTACTCCGGTCACTCCGGCAAAAACCGTAGATGAGCTGGCGCAGGAAGTGCTGGACGGCAAATGGGGAAACGGAACCGACCGCAAAGAGCGCCTCACCGCAGCCGGATATGATTATTCTGCTGTGCAGGCAAAGGTCAATGCTCTGGTGAAAAAGCAGGAATCTACTCCTATCTACTACACCGTGAAAAGCGGCGATACCCTCTCCGGAATTGCTAAGAAATACGGCACCACGGTTTCTGCAATCCAGAAGCTCAACCCGACGCTCATCAAAAATGTCAACCTCATTCTGACCGGCTGGAAGATCAGAGTGAAATAACTGAATATCCAATCTGCTATGCCTGCGAGTGTTCTTCGGAATGCCCGCAGGCTTTTTTTATTTTTCTCCGCTCAAAACGGCAGTTCATCTCCAGTGGAAACTGGAGGTGGATATGTTATGCCAAACGAAAATACAAATGTTCAATCTGGATATTTTTCACAGGAGCGGATTCAGGGCGATCTGGACTATAGCCGAGCGCAGGACATCGCCAAAAAGATGCTCGATGACGGCCTGATTTCTGTGGCTGAATTCAACAAATTAACCGCCATCAATCGGGAAACTTTCTCTCCCTTGTTCGTGGAAATAATGCCAGAAATCCCTTGATATGTAGTCGCTTTAGAGTGATGTATAGACGTACGGAAAGGAGGGACTTCCCTTGAAAAAAGTCACGAAAATCGCGGAAACAGCGAGCTCGAAAGTTAAACTCAAGAAGATCAGGGTAGCCGCCTACTGCCGCGTCTCTACGGATTCCGATGCCCAGCTTGAAAGCCTTGAGGCACAGAAAACCCACTACGAAAATTACATCACATCCCGTGATGACTGGGAGTTCGCTGGACTCTATTACGACGAAGGCATCACTGGCACCAAGAAGGACAAGCGCCCGGAGCTCCTACGACTCATTGACGACTGCAAGTCCGGTAAAGTGGA